CTTCTTTTTAGGAATGATGCTTTGGTTGCTGAGGTTTTACCCCCATACTTTTTGTAGTCGTAATCTGTGGTGAAATGAAGTTTTAGACCAAGATACATTCGGTAACACTCCCACGCTTCCATTAGATTGCTCCTAAACTGGTAGGGTTGCTACTCTAGGCAAGAAGTTTAATTGTCTTGCATCTGCTTCTATTTTTTCCTTGAGTGGTTTGGAGATTAAAGGTGCGACTGCATCTGGCTCCATTTGGTGTTTTTCACAGTAGTCTAGTATGGCATCCATATAAGTTGTTTGACCCAAACCAGCACTTACCATCTTTTCAATTTTCAATGCGAACTTCTTAGGTGTCATCACTGCAAGTTCTTCTAAGTTATTTTTCATTACAAACTCCATGTTAAGGTGAATGGGGAGAGTGAAAGGATACTCTCCCCACCCATTAAATTAAGCAGAGCCAGTGTATAAGTACTGGGTGCAAGAACAGTCTAACCGTTGGACTGCATGGACGTATTGAGGCGTCACCCTTTCAATCTGATTCTGAAGTACATCAAAATCTTTTCTTTGCGTTTTCGCTCTTCCTTCAGTTTGCGATAACACCATGCTTGATATAAAGTCATAGCACTCTCCCCTTTAAGGTTAAGTACGTTCCTTCGCATTATGCTACTTCCGTCCCAAAGGGATGAACGAGAATAAGGTGAGGATGTTTCTGTTTACAAGTACACCCTCAAAACTCAGTGCGATTAGGCCGCTAAGGCGTAATCCACAGGAACATAATTGTCGTTTGCAATTATAGTTTTTGACCATTTACGGAGTCACCCGACAATTCTAAACTTTCCTATTCCTACCTGTCGAACCTAGTTCGCCCCCATCATAAACACTCGTTGTTCCCGATAGATACTTTGGAATTTTAGCATCTGCTTTACGGTTTCTTTCTTTAAAATAGTCTCTTGTTATAACAACAAGTTTTATATTAAGTAACCATTTAAACATTTACTTCTCCAAGTGTTTATGGTGGAGGCGATGGGTACTGCCCCCATGTCCAGATTAGTATTCAGTCTGCGTCAACCAAATTGTAATATATTTATACCACATTGACTTTTAAATGTCAAGAGGCAATTGAACCTACTGGTTTACAAATGTATTCTACAGAATCCCAACTTCCATCAGATGGTATTTCTGAATGTAAAACCAAATGTTCTTCACATAAACTTTTATTTTCAAACCACTGCACATCCTGTTCAATACATGTTGAACCAGAACACACTGTTAAAAACAAATGCCAAATGATTGGAATGATATCTGTCATGTACTTGTACCTCTAGATAGTAGTTCTATATGTCCACTACCTCTTCCAATAATACATGCCATGTTAGAATCTTTAGGAAATTCTAATAAAGTCCATGTTCCAGTTTCTTCATTCGTAGCAATAACCCATTTACTTGGCACCAATGATGGTACTTCGCCAGGCAATACAAACATCCCATCTAAAACTATAGTTGGATATTCACCTCTGGATGCTGCAATTTGCATTACCTCTTCTGGCAATGCACAGACAGTTGGTTTCTCTGTCCAATATGGTGCAGTTACAGCTGCAGTACTAAACAGTAGCGCTGGTAGTACTGACAACATCATTATTAGTTTTTTCATTTTCCTTAATCCACTCTTCTGTAAACAGGTCGATTGTATCAACCAAGTCTTGAAGATAGTCATTTTTGTCCTTTACAAATTCTTGGACAAGTCCATCTTCAGTTACAACAAGAATAACGATTTGGTTAATCTCAATTCCTGTTCTTTCTTGAAACATCTCTGCATAAGCAGATGCTTGCATGTAGTACTCAAAATTATAATCGTCTTTACGTTCTGAACGAGAAGTCTTAAAGTCGATGATAGATGGAACACCGTTCCATTCTGCAATACAGTCTACTCTTCCAGCAACACGATACTTCTCACTCCACAATCCACACTCTTGTGCGTAAATATTATTTACTGATTTTTCTAGAGTTGGTTTTAGTTGTGAGAACAAACACCAAGGTAAGAATGACTGTTCTTCTTTGACAACATCTTTATTGTTTAAGAAGTCCTCACACATGTGGTGAACAGCAGTTCCACGAGATGCAGCAGTTCGCATGATATGATTAGCAACATCGTTACCAACACGATTACGCCATGCTTGAAGTCCTGCTTTCTTTTCTTTACGAACACCCAATACTGTTGTAATTGATGGATATGTACCAGTTGGTGTTAAGTAGAACCGTTTTCGATTCACATTTGTAGTCCCTACTTCTGGGATATCTACAGCATTATGTATAAACATATTATTTCCTCATTATTAATCTTATAGTGTAGTATACACTATATTCACATTATTGTCAACAGCTTATCGCTTACCTTGACCTCTATATTTCTTATAACTACGTCTTTTAGACTTATTCATTGTAGACGTAATTGGTTTACGTCCAAGTGAAGTTCCTTTTGACACACCTTCATGTGCAATAGTAGCTCCGTACATTTTCGCCATTATTCAACTCCTAATCGGATTTTGTTGATTAGATACTCCTTCACAAAACCAGAACGCACAATGTCACCGATTGTAAATTCGATGTTATCGAACTGTTCCATTGCATCTAGGATTTTCATAAAGTTAACCATTCCTGCTTTGTCACTTGATTTCAACAAATCTGTCTGAAAGAAATCACCACAGAAAATAATTTTTGAATCTTGTCCAACACGAGTAATGATTGTATCCAATTCGTGGAATGTCAAGTTCTGACATTCATCCACAATAATAACTGCATTATCTAATGTGATACCCCTAAGAAAAGAAGTAGTCAAAAACATTAATGAACCTTGATTTTTAAGTCTATCATACAATCCAGAAAATGCAGCTGCATTTGGTTGTTCAAACATAAACTTAACCATGTTCTGATATGGTACTTGGAATAGTGCTGTCTTATCTTCCTCATCGCCCGGCAAGAAACCAATCTCACGAGTTGGTACTGCACTTCTTACGATGTACACCGTATCGTATTTTGATTCGTTTCTAAGAACTTCTTCTAGTGCCATATACAACGTGATAAAGGTTTTACCTGTACCAGCGGC